GTCTTAACGTAGACAACCAACGCTCGGTTCTTACATACCAAGTCCGACCATTTCAGGTCGGTAGACTATTACGTAGTCAGCGTTCAAGCGTATACGACCGCAGTCGCCGAATGAATAAACCTCCTTTTACTCCTTAAAGCATCCTGTTTCCTGATATTAATTATCCGGCTGAAGTTATGACTCTGGATATACCATGAGCTATAGTTATAAGGCTGTCTAGAGATGAAGGAGTGTTAGAAGCTGCTCTATTGATATTAGCTATATCTCCTAATACTTTTCTAGGATCTCCCACTGGTCCATAAACGTGTGGTACTAGATCTGTATTAGCTGTCGAAATATATTCAAATGTTATAGAATATTCTACGTCATAAGCTGTAGATGGTGACCCTTTAAACATTATGCCCATATGATGGTTAAGTCTAATTCAATTAACATCATCTGACTTTGCAAACAGTAATTCGGTTTCGTCAAATGGATAATATCTAACGGTAGCGGTAGAACCCTTAGTATATATACATTGATTTGGTGAATCTCTGAAAACATCATAAGAAGCAGTAGAGATACCATGTGGAGAAGCATATGCTTACATCACACCAGAGTCGTTTAGGACTGCTGCTAGAGATCTAACTCTAAGTCCTCCTGCTACTATTCTAGAAGGTCCAGAAGCTAGGTTGGCATCAGCTGCTAACAAGGTGCTTTAAGCTCCTAGAGTGGATTCATTATGTAGGGCATCGTTATATCCTAATATGGATCCGTCAGAAAATGCCATAGCTACTCTGCCATATCCACCAGCGTTGGTGACAAAAGTGACAGATCCGTGAACATTTTTTATTTAACAAGGAACAGACATGGTTGTTGGCATTCTTATTCCTCTAATACTGAAAGGATCTTGCAATTGTTTCAAATACATTGTGTAAGAATTTTGCACACTTGTATCGTGTCCATAGATGACTGGTTTATTATATCCATTTCTGTCACCCAAGGCTTAGTACAATTTATTTTGTTTCTACAAATTAGAAGGGATGATCTAATTCATTTTTTATTGTTATTGTTTGTTGTTTTATTTTTATCTTTTATTTTATTTTATTGTTTTTTACATTTATTATCTATCCATGGGGTATTCTTGAATATTCTTCCTTATTCTAATTCTATTTCGTTGAACTTGATATCATTATGAGCTTCCCCCTGCTCTCACAGTTTATAATGCTCTAATTCAAGATTCATCATAAGAAGTATCGACTTCTTTATGATATTGAATATTAACAAAATCTCCAGTAGTCCAAGTATTTTACATTTTTAACTTAAAACCGTAATCTTAATCATAATATTATTTTATTTTATCGTCGTCTTACTGTTATTTTTATAATCTTGAGTTACTGTAAAATCCTGTTTATAGTCCTTATTCAATATCGGTAAACTATTACTATAACGTTCCATCCCACGAACATTCGTATCTATGTCGATGATTATTCCAAAGGGCATCTTCTCTAGAAAGTCCTCCTGTTTCATAATTCTCACCTATGGCTTACATTCTATCGAATTATTCTTTAGTTAAAGGACAATTTAATGTCATAAATTAGCCAGATTTATGCAATTTAGTACTATCTCTATAATACAATATCTAATTGTCTTCCGATATCGACATTTTTCTTGATAAGAAACTTTAAATTGATATATCACCAAACACGAAATCAGTTGGGTTTTAACCTAATCCTAATCCGCTACCGGCTTTGCCAATAAAAGATAAATCTTATTGACGCACAGGTTTGTTAGTGAAACACAAAATATCATCACCTGAAGCCAACACCATTCCTGATACGTTAATTTTACTAAGCATGTATTTATTGTATAGTATAGATCTCATGGTGTTGAATAGTGTTGTTCTAGTTGGATGTCCTGAAAATACTGTGCCCTTAATAACAAATCTCAATCCTGAAGAAGAGTTTACGGCTCCTTTTAAAGATGTTAGTGCTTCTATTATAGTAGCGTGATATAGTTCGTCTAGTTATATTTGTTAAAGAAATTGAGGTAAATATCATCTCAAGACTAGATTGTCTACGGCATCTATTAATTCTTCGTGTTAATGAGCGTCATGGCTACCGCCATCATAGCTGTAACAACTAGCACTCGAATATTATTATTAATGTATAATGTCCTATATTTTTCAAGCCACCTAATTTTCCGTATAACCTGAGACAAATCCGGGTTCTATTTCTTTCATAACTCTGATGAAGAACCGAGAAACATAAGCTCCTACAGCTTTTAATTCATCAGAAGGATTAAAGATAGCTCGAGGTCTAGAGCCTGATGCAAGATGTATTTCATTGGATTTAGCAAAGAAGTCATAAGAAGTGTTAATACGGTTATTAGTTAAAAAAGAGTCCCACCCTTTTTAATAAATCTTCTTTTTCCTATTGTCATTGACGCCTTCTAAGAAATTCTAAAAAGTATAACTTTCCGAATTTAATTCTATGTATTTCTAAATCTATTGATCATGTTATTAGAAATATTTATCAACAAAAGTCCTAAATTCTCTTACTACGTTAGGATCTGTTTGTTCTAGAGCGGATATTTGTCTAATACTTAAAGCTGCTATTTGATTGTATATACAATTGGAGTATTACACTGCTTCGGGAAAATCTTAATTAATATAATACTGATTTTTACAAGAGCATTTACCATCTCCATACGATTTGATTTAGCATATCTAATTTCCATATAACATGCTTGGTTTATTACAATCTTTACTGAAAGGATTGTAATGAGTTGCTCTCAACTCTTCTGAGTTTATATTTTAATTAGCAACATACACATCTTATTAATAATTATTTTCTATTAAGTCTACTACGCTTATCATATCTGCTTCTTGTTTACGAACCCTCTGACCTCCTGCTCACTTAGCAGAAGTCTATTACCTTCTAGGAACCTATCCGCATAATTAAGAAATCCAATTCAATATAGTTGTTATAATGCTGTCTTCTTCATTGCCAGCTCTATTATATATACGTCTAGTAGTCCTATTATATTGATTGGAGAATAAATATATTAATGCTAACGTAGCGTGAATCACAAAGTTAATTTAAGTCCATGCGTAAGGTAACAAAACTACGCTGAGGAATAAGGCTATTAAGTAAGTTATTCTTAATTTGTAAGAATATTCACTTGGTTCAATATATAACTCAGGTAACTAATTAATAGGTGAATCTATTATCTAGTCTATTTGTCGTCATTCTTATACTTGTTCTAAATATGCATAAATAATGTTGTCTGATATATGTTTCGTTGCTATCGAGATCACCCATTTCTCTTTGTGGGTTACCTCTTTTATTACTTATCATTTAATTAATGTATACTATTTCTTAAAATCTTAAGGTTAATTTGGAAGGAATTGCTATATAATGCTTTATATTTGCGGAATTAACATGATTTATTATTATACAGTTTGAGGTTCTTTTTCATAAGGGTACACCTAGTCTAGGTTGTCTTCTCGACTGATGAATATCTTCTCTGTGGTATCTCTGCTGTAATACTCCGCCTTGCTTTTAGGATAGAACAAATCAGCATCCTTGGTATATATAGGTTTACATAAATCTTTATCCTTTATATTTCGTTTGTTTTATCCTACTACATGTATTCTTACACTAACCTGTTGTACATAGTCATTCCATTTGTAACATTGCTGTTACTCGACGTATATTATCCTGCCTTTATAATATATAGTACCTAGAGGTATGTCTAATAGTCTATGTTAGTAGCCAGATCCATTACCATCCACATTCACGTGTACGTAACTATCCTTGACTTCTACTTAGGCTTATCCGTAATTATAATATCCGTCTAGCTTTGGATACTTTATATAAGATACATAACATGTTTAATCTTAAACCAAATTGTCTAATTATAACATGTCGTAATATGCAACGTCGTGTA